AATAAATGCTGAGTTTAAAGCAGGTTCAGTTGCAAATATCCTACCAAGATGCCAATAATCTAAAGTTGTTCTAAAGTCTCCAGCTACACGACTTGGCATATATTTGTATTCAGCATATCGAGGAACATAACCAAATGTTTGTTCTGATGTTGGAGTATAAGCATAAATTTCATTTTGTGTTACTGGTTGTTCACCAATATGTGCAAATGAAGGCCAGAAATAATCTAATGTATCATTTTTAAGGAATGTTTTTGGAATACCTTGTTGGTAAGCTGTTTTAGGCATTACTGACATAATTCCAATAATGTAACCATGCTCTTCACAATAGTATGAACCACTTCTTCCACTTGAAACTGACATACCATGTCCTGACATATTTCCTTGAGGTAAACCTTCTAATTGTCCAGTAGTATTAACTATTTCACTAATAATAACTGGTGATTTTACACCTGTAATATATTCAGGTCTTTGTAATCTTTTATCAGATGATCTAACACCAAAATGTGTTAAAATGTTTTCAATATAACGTGTACCACCTCTGGCATTTTTTTCTAGCCATTCTTGTAATCTAAAAGCACGTCTTAAATCGTTAATTGTTGTAGGTTGTAATTCTAAACCGTCAGTTTCTGCAAATAATGTATTTGGAGCGTATGGTGGAGTACTTGTTGCATTACCTACTGTTTGGTTTGTTGTACCTGATAATGTTGTACCACCTGCGGTTGTAGTTTTTACTAAAGCATCTCCTGAAATTTCACCTAATGGAATGTCAACTGCTGCTCCTTTTTGTGCAAAAGGTAAAGATGCGGTAAAATAGTCATGTTCCCATGCTCTTTTTCGCATTTTAGTAGTATTAATAAGAAAATCTAATGAACCACCTTGAGATGCAATATTACCGTCTAATAATTTGTAATCAAAATTTGGTTGTAAATTTTGGTCACGATAAAACTCATTATATATTGCTTGATATGCTGCAAATGGTAATGCGTTGATATTTGTTGTTGTACCTCCAGCTGGAATAGGTGGTACTCCCATATAATCTATAAATTTAAGATTATTGTTTAATTCAGGAATAGAGGGCCATGAACCATTTAAATCGAAATATGGTTGTACTGCTCCAGAATTTGCATCTGTAATAAATTTTTCCCAGTTGTTCCATAAAATTCTATTAGGAACGAAAAAATAATGCATACTTACGTCCATTCTGTGCATAACTGGTGCAATCATTGGAGCAAATCGAATAAGAGATTCGCAACCAAGTTCAAACTTGTCACCTGGTACACATTCTAATGTTAATATAGGTGTAAGATTACCCATATCTGCTGATAGTTTCACGTCATGCGTGAGATCAAAGACATTCTTTTTTGGTCTTTGTAACTTAATGGAATTGAATAGATTTTTTCCCATTTTTTTGATTTTTGTTTGATTTTAAAACAATTTGTTAATTGGGGGTGACTAACCCCCATTTGTTATAGTCTAATTCCGCCACGTGATACATAGTAACTGCGGCTTACTTTACGTCGTTTGCCATAACTGCCCTTTCGAGATGAGCGTCGATAGTTCCTTCTTCGCATTTTTTTGTTTTTAGTTTGTTATTAAAATATTTAAATAGTGCTTGTTCTACATACTTTTTAAGTAACTCTTTTTCGGACATGTCTGCCGTATTATACAATTTTATTAACCTTAATATTTGGTCTTGTGTATATAATCTCATAATTATTTTTTTCCTACAAACATTAATAAAGTTTTACCTAAAAATTCCATTACTTTACCTCCTACACTGGAGCCTAAACCGTCTGCAATTTGATTAAGTTCATTTTTAATATCTAATTCTATTTTTTGCAAATCATTTTGATTTACTCTACCTTGTATTATTGCGTCCATATTCTTTTTTACTAATTCATTAATGTCATATTTCTGCATTAATGTAGTATTTAAATATGCATTATTTGTAGTTAATGCTTTTAATTGTCCAGCTAATATATCTGTTCTAATTGGATATGCACTTCTTTCTAATCTTTTTAAATTTACTTGTTCAATTAAATTATCATAAGCTGCTTGTGATTGTTGATTTTGAAAAAATGGTTTTTGCTTTAAATCTGGTAATTGTGCAGCTAATATTTCATTTTGTAATTGTTGATTTTGATTTCTAAGTTTCATACTTTCCATATTCAACTTTTGAGCTTGTATGTTATTAGTTTTTCCTAATACATCCAATTGAGTTTCATCTATTTTAGGTGCTACATAATCTGTACTTCGTACAGGTGCACCTTCATTTGTTTGTTTGTATATAAGATTTGGATTAAGTCCAGCCTCCTTAAACCTTTGCATTTGTTGTTGTGGTGAATTATATAAATTCAACCTTTGTTGATCTTTTAATGCGTTTTGTCTGTTTTGATAGTTTGTTAACATTGTAAGACCTGTATTTAATACAGAACTACTTGAGGGTGCGCCACTTTTTGCCCAAGTGGCTAGGCTACTCCATATGCTCATAATATTCGCTTTTTTTTGTTTTTTGACACAATATGTATTTTTTTGTTTTGTTCAATCGTTCGCGTCGTACCTCCTTGTCCTTATTCACTTTCCAAATATACATGTTTGGTGTCAATAAGCACTAATATATCAAGAGTATTAGTGCTTATTACTGACGCGCTACGCTTGTCTTGATTAAAACAGCCATGCAAACAAGTTTGCACAGCCGTTTTACTCTGTTTTTAGATGTTTTCAACATCTTTAGATTCAATATCTTGAATCTGTTTTTCCGAAAGTTTTCCTTTCGATTTTTCTACTTTGTTGCTCTTTAATCGTTCTTCGATTTCAGCAAGTTCTTGACGAGCAGCTATCTCAAGTTCTTGCCTTTCTGCTAAATCGAGTCTACGAGGGTCAACACCGTCACCGTCTTCACCTTCGTATATTGGGTCTTTACTTCCTCCAAGTGGTAAACCACTTGCATATCTTCTTAACAATTCTCTAATTGACATCGTTTGGTCTGGAATTGTTTGACTTGGTTCATTATTTACTTCATAATTTTTATCAAAATTTGAGTAATTTAACATTGTTTTAATTTTCATAATTCGTTTTGTTTTCTTTCAGATTCTGAGTCTTTATACATTTTTTTAAATGCTTTTAATCCTTGTTCCATTTGCATTCTTTCCTTTTCATATATTGAACCATAAAGTTGTATCATTTTTTCATCTTCTTTTTCACCAATTTTAACCATGTGTTCATTAATTTTATCTTTTTCTACTTCTGTATAGATTTTATCTTTAAAATATCTGGGCATAGCTATCTTTTTACCATTTTCTATTGGTACATACATTCTGTTTAATAAATCGTTTTTATGCCATTTAATCATTTGATTTGTTAGATAATTTTTTCCTAAACCTTTGCTCATAACGGCAAATTCCTTTTTTCTATCATCATTTTGATGTAATGGTATTTTTGATTCTTTACACATGTATTTTAACGTATAACCGATACTGGCAGAACTAACATCGCCAATATGATGAGTACCAATACACTTATTATTAAGAGCCCAAGCACGTTCAATATGTTCTTTGTTAGCGTTAAAAAGAATAACATGATAATGCGGTCTGGCTTTATTACTTCCGTATTCCCCAACTGCATAATATTTAATTTTTTCATTTGATAATTTTCTTAGTCTTTTAAAAAATTTTTGTAAATCTTTTAAATCTAATGTCATGAAACCATTTTTGGTAATTGGTACATATTCTGTATCATATGTTAATGTAAGAAAAAGAGCGGAATTACTCCGCTCTCCTTCTTTAACTAATCTAAACGACCAACCAGATGTTCGTCGTTTTTTACATGGGGGGCATTTACCACATGGTAATGGCATGTATTCACCTCTAATTGGTTCTTTCTTGTAAAAGGGTGTTATACATCTAGTACTCATGTTTAAAACATTGGGGTACCAAATTTTGGCATAGGTCTAATAGCTTTAATCTTATTTAATACATGACAATATAAGCTATCTCCTGAAGGGTCATCTACTGCAAATATCCTTTTATCAGGATTACATTCAATAAATGCTGAGTTTAAAGCAGGTTCAGTTGCAAATATCCTACCAAGATGCCAATAATCTAAAGTTGTTCTAAAGTCTCCAGCTACACGACTTGGCATATATTTGTATTCAGC